CATTATCAGTAGAACTTACAATATCTAGAAACGAAAACGTTAAAGAGGAATTTAATGTTGATACATATTACGTTCCGGATGAGGATGTGATAGAAATATTAATAGAGTTAAATCCAGATAAAGAACCTAGAAGTTATAATCACTTATATTATTATTTAATTGAGTATGTTAGACATGAAATTAGACATGGGGAACAAGATTTAAAAGGTGAGTTAGTTGATGATGACAATGATGACGAAACAGAATTAGGTTACTATAGTAAAGATTATGAAGTAGATGCTCAAACAAGTGGATTAAATACTAGGTCTTATGCTCAAGACAAATCACATGAAGATATTATACATAGTGCAGTAATGAATACTATTAGAAGAAGAGGTTTATCACCAGAAGATGGTAAAATTTTATATGATACTTTAATAAAAGATATGAAAGAAAAGTATGGTGATACTTCATTAAGTGAAAGTAAAATAGTATCTTTAATCAAAGAAAAGGAAAAACCTAGAATGACTAAGAAGAGTTTGATGGAATACATTAAAAATCCTAAAAAAGTTGTTAAGAAAGTAATTAAAAAGGATATGATTAAAGAGCAATACGAAAATTTAGAAGTTCCTGAAGGATTTACTGGTATGGATTTAAAGTTTATCTTTAAATATTTAGAGACACTTAGAAAAAGTGGTTTGATTAATATGTTTGGAGCATCACCATTACTTAAATGGACTAAAGAAGATATGGAAAGGTGGTTATATGGCCAAAGAAAAGATATTAATTCGTTAGAAGACGAAGAAGAGATAAACATCATTAACTTATTAATAGATAAAAAACAACAAGTTAGGGATACGCTTATTAGGGTAGCACTTAGGAAAGCTGAAAATAGTGATAATTATTCGGATAGTAAGATACAAAGATATTTTGAAAAGGCAGCAAATGAAGCTTTACGAGTATTTATTAACATAAGATAAAAATATAAATAATATTATGAGTAGAATAGACATTAAAAAAATTACACACCAAATCTTAAAAGAAACTCACGAAGTAGATAGTGAAGCAAAAAGATTGGTAGAGGGTATCGAATACGATCCTCAACATCCAGAAAAAATGCATCCGCATATTGAGAAAGATTTAAGAGATGATTCTCACCATTTAGGGGGAAATAAATCTTTACCTAGTACAGGTACTGAACAACATTATTCTGAAAAATTAGCATCTAAGAGATTTAAAGACTTAGTTACTAAAGTAAAAAGATATTGGGGTGTAGAGGTTGTAGATCCTAGAATGGCTATGGAGGTTATGCAATTACTTAGACAAGTGATGATGATTGAAAAAGATCATACTGAACAATTAGAACAATTAGCAATTGATTTGGTAAGAGAGGAATTCGATATTCCAGAAGATCAAGTTGATATTGAAGCTAAATTGGTTCAAGGTCAGATATCAGGTGAGGGTATGCAGCAAAAACCTAAAGAAGATCCAGAGATGCCAGAAATTGAAAGTGAAGAGGATCATGATCGTTTAAAATCTGAAGTTCAAAAAAGAAGAATGTTAAATGCGATTATGCAAGGTGCTGCTAAGAAAGGACATTATATGTTTCATATGGTAGAAGAGGAGTTATCAAATATTGACCCTAGATTAATCGGTTTATATGGTAAATTAATGTCTATGACTGACTTAACTTACTGGATGATACCTAATATGGCTGGTGGATCCGGTGGTGGTGAAGGTGGTATGAAAGGTGGTAGAGAATATCTTGACCTTAGTGGTGATAAACCAAAGATTGTTGCAGAAGCATGGATTTTTCCAGTATTATTAAATGAGTTGATTAAAGGTTCAATGGAATTATTAGCAGCACATGGGTTACCAGAAGACGAAAGAGAAGCACAATATGTAATTGACAAAGCAGATTTCTTAGAGTCTGAGATTTGGGATATGAGATTAGGTCCAGGTATATGGGAAAAGTTTATTGATGCTATTGATGGTGACGCTTATGAAATCAAGCATTTCTTATATTATGAAATTGCTCAGATGCCAGCAGGTGAATTTCACGTATTTATGAGAGAATTACTTTCTGGAAGTAATAAAGGAAAGAAAATGTTAACTGATTTAGCAAATGATATCCAAAAAGACATTAAAGACAGAGAATCTAAACAAGCAATGTCAGATTATGGTTTTGGTGATGACGATGACGATGATGATATTGATGACATCGACATATCTGATTTATTTGCATAAAAAAATATAAAACATAGTTTTAATAAAACCTCGATACTTTTATCGGGGTTTTTATATTTATAGAGTATGAGAGTTATATTATCTGAAAGACAATTAAAATTAATTAAGGAAGAAAATAAAAAAATATCTTCATATGAGAAAATTAAGTCTCATAGAATATTTCCGCATTTATTAGATTTTATAAAAGACAAGGAAAATCAAGAGCATGATAGTTTCTATAGTACACATCATTATAGTGAAATAGTTGATGATATGGTAGAAAATTATGGTATACCTTATACTTTAGGGGCATTTACATTGTTATATTATTTGATAGAAGATGATGTTGATCCACATGAAATTATGACTTTAGGTGATTTCACATATAGGTCTAATGACGTTATGGGGTTATTAAAGGCTAGTGGTTATTACGATGAGTATGTATTAAATAGAGATAGTTTTAGAGATATTAAAAAAACTGAAGATGGAAGAATATTGTTTTCAGTTGATCATTGGGTAGATTTTGCACCTCTATTTAGAAATGAAGGGGTTGCAGAACAGGTTTTAAGTGAAGATTGGTTTGAGTTATATGGTTATTATGATCACCCAATAACAGAAGTTGTAGATGCTTTATCAGATGAAAATGTTAAGTATGTTATTGAAGCAATCATAGAAAAACATGAAGGAGAATCAATCTCTGGTTTAGAACATAGAGAGGAGTTCGAAGATTTATTAAATGAAAATGGTGATTTAGTAATAGATGATAGACTAAAAACGATTACTGATAGTTATAATTTAGGTATTTTACTAACAGAAAGTGAATTATTCGATTCAGATATAGTAAATGAGTTAACAAACGCCTATAATAGTGCTTATAATAGTGCTGCTGAAGGTGAATTATGGGAAGAAGCCAAAGATGAAATTGAAGGTTATTTAGGTTCAGAAGGTAAATGGACTGGAGAAAAAGGAAATATTTTAACTTTTGATGTTACTGATAAATATGATGAGTTAATAGATGAGTATATAGAATATGATGGGGATAATCCTCTAGATGAATACTTTTCGTTTATTGGTATGTTAGAAGATACGTTTAAGAATCACTTTTCTAGTAGTGATATGTTAACTTTTAGATCTAACTTAGATTATTTTTATCCCAATAGTGACAATGTAGAAAGAGATTTTAATGACAATATAGGTAGTTATTTTTAATTTATTTCATTCTAAGTATTTATTAATAAAATAAGTATGAATAAAAATGAACAATTACAAGTTTTTGCCAAATGTTTGGGTGATCCAATATTTAGTATAGAATCTTTCTTTAAAACGTTTGATTTAACCCAAAAGGGTATGGTTCCTTTTAAGTTATTCTATAAACAAAAACAGATAATTAAGTCATACGAAAAGTTTAACAGAAATATAATCACAAAACCCAGACAGGCTGGTGTATCAACAACCACCGCTGCGTATATAGCTGCCAAATGTGCATTTGGTGATCCAGAAAACCCACATAAAGTATTAATACTCGCCAATAAACAAACATTGGCACAAGAATTCTTAAAGAAGGTAAAAGATTTCTTAGATCAAATACCATATTGGGTATGGGGTATTGATGATATAGAAGAGAGTTATTTGGATACAGACTCTAAAGGACACTTAAAACTAAAATCTACAAAATGTGAAATAAGAGCACTGGCAACATCAAAAGATGCTTTAAGGGGATTTACACCTACATTCTTAGTTATGGATGAGGCAGCCTTTATAGACAATGGTGCGGACGTATTTGGTGCTGCTTTAGCTTCATTAGGTACTGGTGGTAGAATATCTCTTATATCCACTCCTAATGGAATGGATCCATTATATTATAAAACTTATAATGGTGCGAAATCAAAGGACAATACTTTTAATATTGTTGAGATGAAATGGCATCAAGATATTAGGTATAATAGAGGTCTTAGATGGTTAAAAGGAGAAGATACGGAAATAAAGTGTGATAGTGTTGGTAGGACTAAACTTAGGTGGGAATATTCAGGTAAAACTTATGAAACAACGGAATCATCTATTGATGATTATGAAGTAATGCTTAAAGATGGATGGAAACCATCATCCCCTTGGTATGAAGAGATGTCAGCAGATATGGGTGACCCTAAGAAGATTGCACAAGAGTTAGATGTTTCGTTTATTGGTTCTGGTGGTAATGTGGTTGATGATGAACACGTTAGTTTTCATGAAGAAAATAATGTTTTAGAACCTGATGTAATGACTGAAATGGAAAGATCTATGTGGATATGGAAGAAACCAATAGAAGGTCATAAATACATATTAGGTTGTGATGTTTCTAGAGGTGATGGGAAAGATAGCTCAACTATTGTGATACTGGATTTCGATGGGTTAGAACAAGTAGCTGAGTTTCAAGCAAAGATACCACCAGATGTGTTAGCAGAAGTGGTATTTAAATATGGTAATATGTATAGTGCGTATACTATTGTAGATATTACTGGTGGTATGGGTGTGGCTACCGTACTTAAACTAATGGATATGGGGTATAAACATCTTCACTACGATGACCCTAAAAGTAGAAAGTTAAGTCAAAAGTACGCAAGATCAAAATACAAAGAAGGTGATAAAGTTCCAGGTTTTAATGTAGGTAATACTAGATTACAAATGGTTTCGGAATTAGAAGAACATATTAGAGAAGGTAAGACGATTATTAGATCTCAAAGAATGATTGAAGAATTAAGAACTTTCGTTTATAAAAACAATAGACCAGATCATATGCCCGGTTATCATGATGACATTATTATGGCATATGCAATGGCGATATTCGTTGTACAGACATCTTTTAAGAAATTAGAGGAAACTAAAAAACATACAAAGGCTATGTTAGATAGTTGGTTGAATATAACTAATAGTAGTAATGAAGTTATTAGAAATAATAATAATAACACTACAACAACTAACACACCAACCTATAATCAACCACAAATAAGACAAAATGGGGTTGATAATAACAATAACGGAGACTATAACTGGTTATTCGGAATAAGAAAATAAAACAATTATGTCAAATAAAAAATTTTTACGTAATAAACCAACATATGGTGGATTTAAATATAAGTGGGAACCTATATATAAATTACCTAAAGATATTGAGGTTAGAAACGCTAAAAACCAAAAAGGTAAAGAATATAAAAACTTTTGTAATGCAGTCCCATTTTCTCAAGGTATTGATAACGTTGTAAAATACGTATATAAGTATAACACACCAACTGAGAACATAGCTTACGTTGAGTGTGATTATGTTAAGTAACAATATTTAGTTTTTATAGATATTTATTATAATAGTAAAAAAAACTATAGTTAAAAATATGGCACAGAAATTTACAATATTCCAACAATTAGAGAGTTTATTCGGACCCGAAAAGAAAAAGGAGGAATCAAAATCTAGATATTCTTTAGGGGATAATGAAGTCCTTAAAACAAAATCTAAAGAAGAATACGAATATAAAAAATTAGAAGCACAACAATCAAAATACCTTTCCAATATGTGGCATAGGGTAGATAATGAAATCTACCAGCAGTCGGTTTTCTATGAAACAACAAGGTTGGCATCTTATTCTGATTTTGAGGGTATGGAGTTCTTTCCAGAGATTGCAGCAGCTTTAGATATTTTTATGGAAGAATCTACAACACAAAATGGTGAAGGTAGAATTTTAAATATTTTCTCAGAAAGTAAAAGGGTTAGAAGAATATTACAAGATTTATTCTTTAATAAACTAGATATACATACAACACTACCTATGTGGACAAGAAATACATGTAAGTATGGTGATAATATGGTATTCTTAGATGTTGATCCAGAAATGGGTGTTAAAGACGTTAAACAATTACCAAATATTGAGATTGAAAGAAGGGAAGGTAACTTCCTAAGTAAAACTGCCAATTATGGGAACATCAATGGGAATGATAGTAATTCAAATGATGATGATAGTAGAGTAACATTTTATTGGAAGGCTAAAGATATTGAATTCAATGCGTGGCAAATAGCTCACTTTAGGTTATTAGGTGATGATAGAAGATTACCATATGGGACTTCAGTTTTAGAAAAGGCTAGAAGAATATGGAAACAATTATTATTATCTGAGGATGCAATGTTAATCTATAGGGTTACAAGGGCACCAGAAAGAAGAATATTCAAAATCTTTGTTGGTGATATAGATGAACAAGATGTACCAGCATATGTTCAAAAAATGGCTAACAACTTTAAGAAGAGTCCAGTGATAGACCAACAAACAGGACAAGTCGATACTAAGTATAACCAAATGGCACAGGATCAAGATTATTTCATACCTGTAAGAGATCAAGGAGCACCTAGCCCAATAGAAACTTTACCAGGAGCAACTAATTTATCTGAGATTGCAGATATTGAATTTTTACAAAAGAAATTATTCACTGCACTTAGAGTTCCTAAACCATTTTTAGGTTTTGAAGAAGCTAATGGTGATGGTAAAAACTTAGCGTTACAAGATATTAGATTTACTAGAACAATTAATAGAGTACAACAAGCAATGATTCAAGAGTTGAATAAGATTGCCATTATTCATTTATATGTTTTAGGGTTAGAAGACGAATTAGATAATTTCACAATTACACTTAACAATCCATCTACACAAGCGGATATGTTAAGAACGGAACAATTATCTCAGAAAATACAAGTGTATAGAGATTCTGTATCTGATTCAGGTAATGGTTTTGGGGCTATGTCTATGACTAGGGCTAAAAGAGATATTTTAGGTATGTCTGAAGAAGATATTAGATTAGATTTAGAACAACAAAGACTTGAGAAAGCTGCGGCAGCTGAAATGGAACAAACAGCAAATATCATTAAGAAAACTGGAATCTTTGATAGGGTGGATAGTTTATATGGTGAGTTTGGTGGAACAGAAGGTGCTGAAGGAGAATCTACTGAAGGTGGAGACACTGGTGGTGATGACTTCGGTGGTGGAGGTTCTTTCGGAGGCGGAGGAGGCTTCGGAGGTGACTTAGGTGGTGATGATCTGGGTGGTGAAGACTTAGGTGGTGACATCGGTGGTGAAGACTTAGGTGGTGACATCGGTGGAGAAGAACCAGCAGCTGAAGCACCAGTGGAGAGTATTAAGAAAGACGTAGATAAATTACTTGTGGAACAAGAAATCCAAAAGAGAAGATACGAGAATAAAATGAAAAAATATTCGAATAACTATACTAAAAGACTATTAGAAAGTTTAGATAAAAAGAAAGTTGTATCAGTTAGTAATATTGAGACAAGTAAGAATTCTCTTACAGAAGATTTAGAAAGAATGGCTAAAAGTATAGATGATTTAACTGAAGAATAACTTTTTTAGTTAAACATAATA